TTGACTTGACGCGGAAAACAGGCAATCCATTTGCCGCCTGCTCGATACCAATAAGGCTAGGAAGTGCAAGCGTATCAAGATCGTCAGCAATATCAGGATTTTTGCTAACTTCCGCAGCTACAGCAGCGGCGGCGTATTCTCCTGAAAGCAAATCGCCGTCAGAGTCATAAACGCCAGGGCCAACAAGCACGGCCCGCTTCGATGCAATAGCTGTCACCGCCGAAATCAAAGTTGCCTTGGAAGTACCTGAATCCATCCCCACAACTGCAAACTGCTTGTGATTGATTCCCTCTGCAAATTCACACGAATCAGCAAGTGCAACCAAATCTGCCTGAGTCACTGAGTCAGTCAGACGGATACGAACATTTCGGTCATCCTCAAGCGTTGCCCATGCCGTCTTTCGCTGCTCAAGTGTCGGCACAGCCTCAGCGGTAACCGAGACACCTGAAGCAACGGCAACAACAGATGGAACGCCCCTACCAAGAACAAATTTGATAAGCGCGGTAAGGGTAGAAGTATCACCAAAATAATCTTCAGCCTCAGAGGGCCGAGTAATCGTTTTGGGTGTAGCTACTTCGGCAGTACCATCGCTCATCATTTCCCCTTCAATACCAATTACAAGATATGGTACTTCGGAAAACAACGCCCCAAGCGAGCTACCGTCGATCACATCGGGATAGAGTTGAACGCTACTCATTTAACCTCCTTCAGTCCACTATTAGTTGGTCGTCATCAATAATAAGCTCTGGTTCTTGTCCAATCTCTTCAATCAGCGCGACTGGAACCCTCTGCTGACGTGCATACACCCGCACTCGAAGCTTCAAGTCCACTGTCCTGAAAATTGGTACGTCATTGATCGAATCGATCAAGTTCCTCCCTCCGGTAAACGACTGAATCTCCACACCCTCTGTGGCCTCATGACAGGCCACGTAAGCCGTTGGGCCGCTAAAGAGGGTGTCCAAGTCCTCTCTGGCCTCCATACGCGCTGTAGGGCCTCCTGACTCCGCACTGGCCCATATGCCCACATCAAGCTCAAGCACGAAACATTGAGCCTCATACTCAATCATGGTTTCTTCAATTGGGTCACTATCTTCTACTATATCAATTTGTGCATCAATGATGTTGTCGCCAAGACCAAAAAATCTTGATTCGTTGTCGTCAATGTCAAAATGGATAACCGTCTTGGGAAGTGGGATCTTGGACTTGGCCATGTTCATCACATCAGGGTAGTGCATGACAACTTCGTATGGGTCGTCTGTGCTTCCCAGGCCAAGCCCGTCTACCACGTACTCATTGAGCGCACGCATAGTAGATGTCAGGTAGTGATCGGGGTCGTAAGTTTGCGTTTGTGTCATTACGGAAGGTATCCACTTGGGCCAGCCATCCCGCCAAGAATGTTACTGCCTTGCATTCTGGAAGCGAATGAACGGAAATGCCCCTTGTTGTTTCTCAGATTTCCAAATGTCCCTGCCATAATTCTGTTGCCAAATTGTGTACGTTGAATCATCCTCAGTGTAGCAACACCGGACATCCTCAAAATCGGACGACGAATAGCGTTACCGCTACGGCTGATACCAAACTCTACCATGTACGCATCGCGTGATTCGCTGAAAACTTCCCACGCGCCAAATGCAACCTGTCTGACCCGCCACCCTTGATAAGCAACATTTGTGATCCGGCGCACAGGAACAGTCCACGCGCCAGGAGCATGTCCTGTACGAACGTCATAGGGCGTCGTCTTGAAACCGCGATACAAACGCTGTGCATGACCCTGAGTTGCTTTCGCCAACATCTCAGCAGCAACATGCATGGCAAAATTGAATTCCCTCGATCCGGTTTCAAAACTTTTGATCAGCGTGTCAAGCTCTTCAAAAGATTGACGAGTTAAGCCCATCGACCCAGGGATCGCACCTGATCTAGCATTCCATCTAGGCATCGGTCGCCCGCTCGCTCTTAATCAGCCTTAGCCCTGTTTCAATATGGTGAAGTTCTCCTGTGTCCGGCGCAGGAATACGATTCACGTTTACCACCAAGAACCTTCGACTGTCATACAGAATGTAATCCTCACCGCTTTGATCCCATTCGTTGAAGTCAAGAGTCACACCGTTGAATTTTTCAGGGAACATACCAACATGATCATCCTGTTGAACTTCACCAAAAAGCTGAATCGCATAGTCAGAAGTCAAACGGCGGGTTGCGCCAGATTGAACCGGCTGCACAAACGCTTTGCCTGACAATTCTGTAACAGCAGGATCGAGTTTCCCTTGTTCATTACAAATTGGTTCGTCGGGGTTATCCCTATGCCATTTCAAATTTCGATATCCTTCTGGTGAAAGACAGGGGCAACCTGTTCCATCACCTTCTCGATGAAACACAACGACTGAACCACGGTCAGCCACAAGTTTATTGAATTGCTCTATCGCGCCCATTTTTTCATTCAAAGTTAACCGTTAGTGCAAGTCTACTTTGATCCCAATTTATCGCGCTCGAAGTACCAAGTCCTGTTGGGTCAATGTCCTCAAGAAGCATGACAACGCTCCAATTCCAACCCAAAAGTTTGTTTGCCTCATCAACCAACCACTTAACAAGCGCCTGGAAAGACTGAAGCGATCTGCCGGTGCTGGCCTTCTGGCTTACCAGACCCGCAGTATAGCTGTCCTCGCTCGTGGCAGGCCCGCTGAGAGCCAGATACGACCGCGCAAGAGTAAGCAACGTCATGCCTTCAAGTTCGTCTAACGTGGCTGTTAATGCAGGGTCAAACGCATCCTCAGTTTTTTTTGTTTTTCCAATAACCCATTCAGCAATTTGACTAACAACCGCTTCGTCAAGATCGGGGTCACGCTGAAGAACACGATCAGTTATAACCAACACAAGGGTTTGCGTACCACCCTGAATCGGCTCTGACGCAGGAAAAAGATAACCCTCAATATTTTCCCACGCAATTGTAAACCAGTTTGTCGTTGAAGAAGCATTTGGAGTTGTAAAATATGAAATATAAGATGGATATGTACCAACATTTTCTACTGTGTCAATTTCGGCAAATGAACCGTCCTTAGTGGCACCTTCATAAATATGAAGCGCAACCACATCTGGTTCAATTGGTGGAGTAAAATCAAGACGAACAATAGCGGCCATATCTATTTAGCTCCAAGTATTTTGTATTGTTGGGGTGCTCCAAGAATTTTTGGTGTTTTACTAATAGCACCTAAAAGAAAATGCTCTGAACCAATTATTAATAGAACGCCAACTTCACCACCCAATAAGCTAAGGGTAGAAACAACAATTCCCGCTTGCCCATGCACAAATGTTAATTGTCCATTAACGGCCAAACCTGACTTTGCCAAAACACTTTTTGTTGCTTCAAAAATATCAGCACCATTCGTCAGCACATATGAAGCAATCAACCCTTCACGCGACAAAATTGATGCGTCTTGGCCATTACTGAAAATATCAATAGAGACAATTCCTTCACAACTGATTTCATAATTGCGAATACCACTCACAAAAAAGTCAGATGCAACAAAACCATATTTATTTAGCCCTCTTAACCAATCTCCACTAGTCATAAATTCCGATTCAGCCAATCCTATCCTGTTGAACACCGATACGTCATTTCCACTGATTTCGCTATCAGCAATAGCTAAACCAGCCCGGTTTATTTCAGCCACATCTTGTGCTGTCAAAAACAAGCCGCTTATTACATTACCTAAGCGGTTTGCTTCAAAAATATCTTTAGCTATAGTTGAAATAATAGATTGAACAACACCAATTTCCGATGCTTCAAAAATATCTGCGCCAAACAAAATCAGGTTACCAACATTTGCTACGCCATCTTTAGATGCCACAAAAATATCTGCGCCCAAAACATCTACATCAGAAATAGCCATTCCCTCTCGGGTTATTTCAGCTTCGCGTAAAGCTGACAAAAGAAAATCGCTGACCGCATCACCTATTTCTGACGCCTCAAAAACATCTTCGCCAACCAAATCAGCAATTGTCAAAACGGTACCAATTCGTACAGCATGGAAAACATCTTCGCCAACCAAATCAGCAATTGTCAAGACAGTACCAATTCGTGCAGCATGGAAAACATCAGAAGCGTTTATAGTCATATCTGAAACAGCATCACCAGATTTGGGCGCTTCATAAATCCTATAACCCAAAACGTCTGTATCAGATACAGCAGTCGCTTCTTCCGATGCTTCAAATGTATCTATTGCAAAAACATTTACATCCGAAACCACCGATGCAAGTCGGTTTATTTCAGCCTCGCGCAAAGCCGATAAAACCAAATCGTCAGGTTTTACTAAGCCAGATCGGTTACGAGCATAAATTCTGACACCAGCATATTCTCCTTCTGAGATAACTGAACCAACTTCAGTAGATGTAAAGATATCTACACCCATAGACTTTCCCTCAGTTATCGCTGCACCTATTCTGGCGTTTATTCCATACGCTTCGGTCGGCGGCGTGAAGTTGGCCGTCCAGCGAGCAATCCCCTTCGAGATACGGACCTCGTCCATCCAGCCGTTAAGTTCATAAGGTGCGGTGCCCAGGCCATTGTTGTCAGAACTCCTCCCGACAGTGAGCACCGCCGCGACATCGCCTGTGTTTCCGAGCGCTGAGAGGAGTGTACAAGCCTGCGAAACTCCGTCAATAAAGACGTAGTAGTTGCTCCCACTGCGGGCAAAGGCTAGATGGTACCACTGATTGTTATTCGGCGTCCAATTGTTCGTCATACGCCACTGGCCTACATTCGACCCGCCTGACACGAACCGCATGCCGAGGTAGTTGTTCGAGTCAGCGTACTTGAAACAGAGCCAGAAGTTGCTGGCGTCTGCGTATTGCCCCATGAACCCGAGCGGAGTCGTGTGCGCATTGAAACACACCCAGAAGTCAATCGTGAAGTCACCCGCTGCGAAACTCCAGTCGGCCGAGTCCGGGGTGTCGATATAATCGCCCGTCCCATCGAACAAGCCCGAAGCGCCGCCAAATTCCGACTGCGCCGTGTCGATCTGGGCATTCCCACGCGCAGTCATCGTGTGCGGAGTTGTGGCCGAATCCGTGAACGTTGTCGAAGCGTCCGACCCATCCATGTGAAGAAGAAGAACGGTTTGAGAATCAGGCATATATTTATTATTTTTTTAATTGTTAAACTGAATTGTGGAATATCTATCAAGAATCATTTTTGCATATTTTACCAAATCTGTCACCTTTTGTCCTTTAGGATGAGCAGTTGACCATAACTCCAAGTTGCCGATATTGTTTGATCTCTAACGCCATTTTTATGGTGAACAGTCTCAGTTGGCAATAGTCTTCTACCCAATTTTTTCTCCATAACAAGACGATGCTCAAGACAGAGCTTACCGTCAGACCAAATCTGACGGTAGCCTTCTTTGTTGACGTGCCCACCTTTGAAATTAGGGTGGTTTGCCCCACGCCGATGGCGTTGGGGTTTGTAAGAACGATTCGCACAAGAGATTGAGCAATATCGCCCATGACCCGATTGACCAGACGTGCAGCGATACAAAAACTTGTTATTGCATTCTTCGCATTCACGTTCTTCTGCTCTTCCTCGACGCCGGTCGTCAACACCATAAGGGTAGTGCCACCATAACCCGCCAGCGTCTTGTGCCCATTGCGCACGTCCACGCGGGCCTGTTGCCCATATTTCAACAATCGCGCATCTCGATTCAACTTTCCGACCGCGAGCCATATGGCCCTCCTTTGTAGGGGAGGATTATATGTATCACAGTGTGTCATAAAAATCAAGCTCAGTCCTTTATTTGACACTAATTGTTAAATTGAACTGTGGGCGTAACCTTAATTACGTCGTTAGTAGCAAGGACAACTGCGGTCACGTCATCAAAGTTTGCCTGAGCAATAACCTTTGTTGGCGGCGAAGCCTCACCAATAAAGAAACCATTGATTGTTGCGCCAGTTGCACCTACTGTCGGAAATGTGATCTGTGAATATGTAGTTTTTCGTCCACCCGAACCTGCTGCTGCCGCTCCCCACGTTGCTGCCGCAAGAGCCTGGCGAGCATACGACGTATAAGTTGTCTCAGTGACAGAAGATAAAGTCTGCCCCGAGGTCATTACTGTAGAAGCTGTCTGAGTCGTAAACAGACACAAATAAGTGGTTGAGAGCCTTGTGGTGTCCTTGGGCCACTGACCTAGAACAATATCAAGACCCTCATCAGGGAAAATTTCCGCCATTACGAATCATCTCCATCTACAACTTCGTCATGTGCCTCGTCGGTTGCTTTTCCAGATACGCCACAGTTCGGGCATACGCCTTCGCCCCATGTTTTTCCTTCGTTTTCAGGTTTTTCTACTTCTGGATCGCCAGTCAGCATAAACGCCTGCGTGGCTGTAATTCCACCAGCGAAACGTCCAGGTTCAGATCGTGAACCCAACGTACACTGAGGATTATGGCATTCATAAACAACGCTCATTGAATTACTCCTTTCGGTTCTGCTATTGCTGCTTCAAGTTCGTGAATTGGGATTCCCAAGCAAACTCCGCACAATCTTGGCGTATCGTCTAACGTCACAAAAACATTCTCACAACATGGGCAAAGTTGAAATTTATGTTTCTTTTGGTCATAAGTTTGCCCGAATTCACGACCCAACTTAACCACTTCATTTGGGTCACAAATTAAGCGTTTTTCTCTATCGTGAACACAATAAACTTTTGCAACACCACCAAGTATGGGTAAACCTCTCGTCTTTGCCATTCCCACCCTTTCAAAATCTTGGGAGTCTAGCCCTCGCCGCTAGACCCCCGCTGATTTATTTTCACGGCAGGCTAATTTCCTCAACTGAATTTTCAATGTCAAGGTACATGCCTCTGCGTGCCCGACCGACCTGCTGCCCTTCGACCAGACGCGAAATGTCAGCGGGGCCGATATCAATACGAAGGTCGTGATGGAGCATTTCCTTCATCTTCTGCTTCGGGAAAATCAGATAGCAAGTACCCGCAGTCACACCCGGATACACGAATGAATCTGTACCCCGAACCAGTGTCTCACCATCGTAGTAAATAATGGTGTTGATCGGAATTGTCGGAAGCGGATTACCTACCGCGTCCCTGACCGGCGTGAGCAGAGCTTCCTCGATCTGGAAGCGATCAGCCTCACTAGCCAGCAGAACCGTACCACGACGCTGTGGCGTAGCCGTAACAGCCGTCTTGTACGCATCCTGAAACGTCAGATGCGTGTCCTCAGCCGCCGAGTCACCAGACGTAATTGCCGCCGTCTGGTTCGCCGCCTGATAGTTGAACCCAATAATCGGAGAAAGATGAAGATGATTCAGCAGAGCGTTGTACGCCCGACCAAATGCCCGGTTATGAAGCTCGATGCTCCACGTCCGGTCAAACTCAACCATATCCTCCGTCCACTCAAAACCAGCCGCATAGGTCTGGATTGACCCAAGGGCCGGTGCACCACGGCGCAGCGTACCAAACTGAACTTCGCCGCCTTCAAACTTCTCAAGGAAAACAACGTCGGCCTGAAGGGTGTTTTCATCGATCTGAAAAACTCCACCAGGAAACGGGCCATTTACACGGTCGTAAAGCGGGCCATAGAGAAGCGGAATCTCAGCAAGTCCAAATGCCACGTCAACACGAACCTTCTCAAGCAGATCCATTGCGCCCTGAGAAGTCGTGATCATTTCCGAGACATCAACACTGTCATCAAACCTGATATCTCGCAGACCACCATCTTCGAGCATATTGTCAAGAAGCATCTCAGACAAAATAAGCTCGCGGCGATTTTCACCAGCGTTGATCGACTCACGCCAAAGTGCAGCCTGAGAATCCTTGTCAAGTGTCCGCCAATATGGTTCCATCGTCTTACCCATTATTTTTCACCCCCTCCGTTAACTCTCAGCCAGGATTGACTGCTGCACGGTCAACATGACCTGTGCATAGCCATTGGTATTTTTCACAGCAACAACCTTGACAACACCAGGGTCAACGCCTCCACCGTAGGCTTCGTCACCAACGGGAACGAGATCAGTGTCACCCTGCATAAACCCAACCCCCTGCTTCCAGGTCAGATGATCACCAACAGCAGGGGTCTGACCCGAAGGAAGTTTGATGCTCCAAATTCTGTTCTGAGCAACTTCCAGGGCACGAACACGAGCCGTATCGTCAACAGCAACATCGTTGATCAGAAAGCCCGTCCACCCATCGATGCGGTAAAGATCACCGTGGTTTCCCACGCCCGCAGGAAAGGTCACATTAACTGCTTTTCCATCGCCAACAAGGTACCCCATTTTTTCCTCCTTTCCTAATTATCGTTTTCGGCATCTTCTACGCGGGCACGAACTTCATTTTTCTTGCCCTTGTCAGAAAGACCCAATTCATTTGCCTTATTCTGCCAATCAACCTTTG